GAAGTACCTGGTGAAGTTACAGTTAATGAAGCGTTTGAAGATGATACATACGAAACAGGTTTAACTATTAGTGGTGGTAATCAAGCTGCATATATCTATACAGGAGAAAACGATAGCTACAATACCACAGGTAACTCATTAGCAATAATGAGCGGTACTTATCTGTTTGAATTTACTGAAGATGTATATGAAGTAGGTTTTATGGTAGCTGCCGTGAATAATGCTTACTCTGTTACTTGGAATTATGCAGACAACACAAGCGAAACAGAAAATAAATCGGGTCAAAGTACTTCTAATTTTGACAATATGTACGATGACTTTTATAAATCGTTTACTGATTACAACAACGATGAAGCTAATACAGACAAATTTATAACTTCATTTTCTGTAACGCTGTCTGATATATCTTTACTTGATACGTTGTATTGGCAATATGTAGAGATTACTGTTACTACAACATCTAGTACTACTACAAGTAGTACAACTACAAGTACTACGACTACAAGTACTACAACGACCACTACTACCCTACCGCCAAAACCTATAGTTTATGAGCCGCCACCACCGCCACCACCACCCGAACCAACAACTGTTATTGTGATTTTAGACAATGGAGAAGAAGCAGAGTATGAAGAATATGAAGTAGAAGATGGTACAGTTGACAGAGATAACGAACGCAAAAAGAATTACGATTTATATGGTGTTGAATTAACAGATGCACAAATTGAAAGAGGAGATTTAGAACTATATGACACACAAAAAGAAGATTTGGAACAAGTCACAGAAGAGCTTCCTAATGATGATTTTATATATGACGATTTGGAAGATGAATATGTTGAGGAAGAATACATTGAACTTACTAAAGAAGAAATACTTGAGCTTGAGAAACAAGTTGAGATTGAACTTAAAGAACTTGAAGAAGAATCTATTATTTTGGTGGACTCTGCGGAAATAATAGAAGACTTAAAACTTGAGGGCGAAGACTTACAAGATTTTATAGACACTATACAGAAGTTAGAAGAAATAGATTTTGAAGAAGAATTTGCAATAGAAGATGAAGAGTTTGTATTAGAAGAAATAATAACAGAAGATATAATAATTATTGATGATAAAGAAATCAAAGAAGAAGATATTTTTATTGAAGCAGAAGAAGAAAGCCAAGTTGTTGAGCTTGCAGATGAAGATATATCTACTGAAGAACAAATTAAAGAAGAGATAGCTGTAGAAGTTGCCGAAGTTGAAGAAATTATTCAAGACATTATTATTGAAGAAGTTACTACTGAAGAGGTTATAGAAGTTATTCAAGAAGTCAATGACATTGGTGTACAAAACTTAGAATTTGCAACAGAAGAAGTACAAGAAATAGTACAAGCAGTTGTTGTAGAAGCTATTCAAACAGTAGAAGAACTGACAGAAGAACAGGTAGAAGTAGTAGCTGAAATATTACAAGTAGAATCAACAGAAGATGTTCAAGTATATGCCGCAGCTGCGGAATCTGAAAAAAGCGTTGAAGTTGCAATAGAAGAATATGTAGAACGAAGTATTGCAAATGCTGATGTAGAAAACTACAACATTGCTGACGTTGTATCTGAAGTGAATGTAGAGTTGTTTTTGGAATCGCCAATAGATGCTATTATTAATGTAGATTTAAGCGGCATAGAGTTATCTAACATCGGTGCGGATATGGCAGATACTCAAAAAGAAAAAGCACAAGAAGTATTTGCGCCAGTTGTTTTGACACAAATAGTAGCAATTACTAGAAGAAGGTTATTTTGATTAAAAAATTTATTGATTATCTTATAGACGCAATTAAAGAAACTATTGCATTGAGCTGGACTTTAGCGGGCATGCTTATCGGCTATTTTACGTTAAGTGGTAGCGCAAAAAGCATAACTGGAATAGGTATTGTGATAACATTATCTATATGGCTAGCGACAATAAGATTAAGAGCATAATAAGAGAGGATTTGTAATGTCAGACAAATGTTGCGGCGGCGGATGCTGCGGAACTAAATAATGGCGATAGAGTACAGAGGACAAAAGTTTAGCGGCTATAACAAGCCTAAACGTACTCCAAGTCATAAAACTAAATCACACGCTGTCTTAGCTAAAAGCGGAGACAAAGTTAAACTAATTAGATTTGGTCAACAAGGTGTAAAAGGTGCAGGCAAGAACCCTTCTAGCAAATCACAAAAGGCACGTAAAGCATCTTTTAAAGCAAGGCATGCTAAAAATATAGCTAAAGGTAAAATGTCTGCTGCTTATTGGGCAAATAAAACTAAATGGTAACACACAACATATTGTGTAATTGATAACAACGACCACTCGATATGGTATCATATTGATTAATGTATGAAGTAATAAGCCGTGAAACAGCTGGTCTTTTCGACACGCGTGGTAATACTGCTATTAATCAAACCTATATAAAAGGTTTATCCGTACATTACACAGGAGCTGCGATTATGCCATCTATGAAATCCATAGATGATGTATTTAACTATCTAACTAACTTACAGAATGTTTATGTAAACATGAATGGTTTTGTCGACATACCTTATTCTTTTGCAATAAGTAATGTTACAGACGAAATAATTGAGTTAAGAGGATTTGGAATACAGTCAGAACATCATCATAATAACCAATTAAACGATACATTTATGTCTGTTTTATGGTTGGGCGGAGTAAGAGATGTTCCAAACAATAATGCTAAGGATGCCTTAGAACGGTTAGTTGATATTATATCTGAACGTTACGACAGAAAAATCTTAGTGTTAGCAGATGATTGCGGTAAACCTATGTACGAATTTATTACAAGTACAGAACCTAAATGGATGACACCAAAAAGGAAGGTAAGACAGTGGTCAAAAAAGAAAACAATTACAAAGAAGATATAGACGCTTTTGCAGCAGAGAAGGTCAGAGCTGTTGTTTGGAAAACACCCGAAGGTATAGAGCAATTAAATAGCGTCATTGCTTATAAAAAAGATAATCCAAGCATACCAACTAATACATTAGTTGCCTTCTTAAAAGATAAATGCGGTTGGGATTATACAAACAGATATATATTTGACATTATTGTGACAGAAATGGAAAAACAAAATGACAAGTAGCCTTGATAAGTTTGTTGAAGAACACGAAGACGACCGTAAGTTAGAAGACTTAAAAAAAACTATAACGCGTTTACATAAGCAATTAGATAAAGAACGTGACAAAACAGTCATACTACAAGAGACAGTAACAAGTGCAGTCAAAGACAGTATTGCTGATATAGATATACCAAAAGTTAAAGCGCCTAAGAAAGATACTAGAAAAAAAGGCGAAGAGGTAGCTGTAGCTGTATTAAGTGACTGGCAGTTAGGTAAAATAACAAAGACCTACAACTCTGAAATTGCTGCTGAACGAGTTAAAGTATATGCAGAAAAAGTTGTTGAGCTAACAAACATACAACGTGCTAGTCATCCAGTAAAAAAAGTTCACGTATGGGCTTTAGGAGACTTAATAGAAGGTACTGATATATTTGCTGGTCAGCAATGGTTAGTAGATTCGGGATTGTATAGACAAATATTTAAGAACGGAGCAACAATGCTTGCAGAGTTTTTAAGACACATGTTAGCAAACTTTGACGAAGTACACTTTGCTGGTGTTATTGGTAATCACGGTAGACTTGGTAGATTTGGGCAACATCATTACGAAGATAACGGAGATAGATTTCTTTATGAAACTGTACGCCTAATCCTTGCTGATGAAAAAAGAATTACTTGGGATATACCCGAAGGTTCTGATGGAGATAGAGCATGGTACACTATTGACCGAATAGGTAATTACAGCTGCATGCTTATACATGGAGACCAAATTAGAGGGTCACTTGGTATACCGTTCTATGGAGTTCGCAAAAAGGTATTAGGATGGAAAGCAGCGGCAATGGACGGGCAGATGCCCGACTTCAAAGACTTAGCCTTTGGACATTGGCATCAGCTTTACCAACAAGAGTTTAACGGTATAACAGTTAGGTGTTCGGGTTCAACTGAATCATCTAATCATTATGCGTTAGAAGCACTAGCGGCACAAGGTAGACCAACACAAAGATTAATGTTTGTCCACCCCGAAAAAGGATGTACTACGGTAGAATATCCAGCGGTCAGATTAGACGATAACGAAAAGGAGTAATTATGACAGCATCAATTTATTGGAAGAATGCCTTAATTAGAGCTGCGAGAACTTTTATACAAGGTTTTCTCGGTGGATTATCAGCAAACTTGTTAATAGGTAATGAAGCAGAAATGCTATACGCAGCCTTTATGGGTGGCGCAGCTTCTGCTATTTCTCTATTGCAAAACGCTATAGAAGATAGTCCAAACAAATGGGGTAACACTATACCAAAAGGATAGTGCATGTCTTTATACGCAAGAAAGAAAGGCATAAAAGGTCGTAAGCCTAAAAAGAATTACGATGAACGTATATGTCAAAAAGAAACTTGCGATATAAAGTTATCAATATACAATAAAAAGAAATTTTGTTATACTCATACTAAGCCAGTAAAGCGCTGGTCTAAATAATAAAAGAAAGTAAAACTTTCTATCTTTATTTTGGTACTTAACAAGTGTTATGAAAGTAATGGATTGTGAAGGACATGCGTACGTAAATCGTATAGTAGGGGTACTATACAAAACAAAAACCACCTTTGCAGGTGGTTTTTTGTTTATCGGTTGCCCGATGTTTAAGCAAAGGATGGTTTAGGTTCTTTACTCAAAATATTAAAATACACCATAGTATTTTATTTTAATTTAGTATATCAGCTTTACGTTTTAATGTATCAGTAAGTTCTGCTACGTCAGCTTCGCCTAGTTTATATAAATGGTCTTTAGCTTCATCTAATGTTTTGACTAATACTAATTCACATTCTTCTAGTGAAGTGTTAAGTAGTTGTAGTAAGTCTTTACCCTTTACAGTCTGTTGTATTGTCTGTAATGCAGCAACTGCATCATTGGTACGTTCTGTTACAACATGGGCATGAGATTTTTGAACGTCAGCTTTTGCAACAGACTGTTTAGGTTTCGAAGTAGCGTTGGGAACTACGCTAATTACATCTTCCATTTCTTCGCTAGTAACACCAGCACTAAGTAAAACGCGTAAGCAACGACCACGTGCTACAGTCTCTGCTTTTTCTAGTTTTTTATCTTTTGTTATTTTTTCTGCACCATGACCAGTACATATAGCACTAGAATCTCCATCGTAAAAAGTTGCTTTAAATATAATTGTGCCATCTACTATATCAACAATTTCTGTAAGAAGTTTACCGTTAGGATATTCTTTATTCATTTGTTCAATGAGTTCGTCTACATTTACGTAATCATCGTAGTAACTTGGTTTATTATATTTTGAGTTTGTTCCTTGCGTCATCCGTTCCATCCTTTTCATTTTGTAGTAACTTAATAATAACAACTAATGATTGCGCCATTGAGAGCAACATTATTGAGTTAGTATCGACATTACCAGCTTGTGTTAGCGAGCCAGCTACAGCTGCTAAGTTATCTTCTATTTCTTTTATATTCATATTAATAAATATTGTAGTACATGTAGCATTATATGCAACAACTGCTACTATAAATTTTACGAAAGGAGCGGAAATGGATAATTACTTAACATGTCAAGACATTGCAAAAATGTTTAATGTTAAATTAAGAACAGTTTACGTATGGATTCAAAGGTCAAAGAATGGTAATCACTTTTTGCCCGAACCCGATATGCGTATAGATAATAAACCGTTATGGAAAACAAGTACCATAGCAGCAGTAAAAGAAAGAGTATAGATAAAGGATGGTAAATGGAATTATTACGAGGACAAATAGTACCTACTAGCACAGCATATAAAAAAGTTAGTCAAAAAGATAAGGTCGAGTGGGCTTTAAAAACTTTTAAAGAAGTTACAGGCGATGAGTTTACTTATGACTTGAGAATCAAAAGATACGGCGCTATCATTTATGACCTAAGAGATGACGGTTGGGATATTAAAACACTCGAACCTAAGAATCAGAAAGATAAGAAGTGGGCATTTAAACTTATAAGTGAACCTTCTAATAAAGAGGATGGTCAAAGAATGTTAGCATTATGAAAGAGCGTATAAGTGCTTCCGAGTACTTCGCAATATTACCCGAATCAGTATTGTTTGCAGCAATAAGCAGTAACGCTGTAAGACTTTATTGTATCTTAAGAAGACGAGCAGACGAGAAATCTAACGCTTGTTACCCTTCGCAAAAGTATTTAGCAGACTCAATGTATTGCAGCACAAGAACAGTACAAAGAGCATTAGAAGAGTTAATAAAGATAGGAGCAGTAACAGTAGAACATAGAATGATTGAAGGCACAGATGCCTATACGTCAAACATGTACTACCTACATGCCACTATTGCGCAAGGTAGCGCACCCGTGCGTAAGGGTAGCGCATCTAAGTCGCAAGGGTCACGCGCAGGTGGCGTACAAAACATAGCCACTAAACAAAGCCAACAAACAGATAGTAAAAAGAGAACTAGAAAAAGAGATTTACTTTTTGAAGAAATGTGCGC